GCCTTGAAGTCTTCAATGTAACCTGCAGGTTTACCACAGTTGAAGCCACCGTCATTGTCCTTCATGTCGTTGTTCAAATCATTTGCCATTAATGTTTTGACATAACGATTAGGTGTATTGTCTGATCCCTTTACAAATCGCTTATACATAAAGCGTTGTAGGTATGGACGTATGGTAGCTGTACTGGCATAGTAAGTCGGACCATCTGGTATCTCCAACTTATATGTGCCACCAGACACAACCTCAACCTTAACCTTCTTACCATTGATAGTTTCCTCTCCCATGATAGGTGAATGGTTGACACGCAATCTAGCAAGTGTACTCGCCTGAGACTTCTGTTGAGTGTCAACATTCATCCCCATTGCTTCAGCCATTGCGTTGAAGTTACCTGTGTTTATTGTTACTTGGTTCATATATGATTCTCCTTTTCTGTTAAAACGAATCTTAGTTATATCACGACACGTCTACCGTGTCAAGCCAATTGTCACCAATTTTTGCCTCTAATAATAAAGGTAAGTTGAAGTCTATATTCCACTTGCGATTTACTATTCCAAGAAGCTTGTCATTGGCAGCATTTATTATCCGTAATACTTTGTCCTTCTCGTTTGGGTGTACGTCAATCACGATTGAATCGTGTACGGTATTGACTATACAACTGTGTAATTGATTAGCACCTAACATCTTGTCAATGTATATTAATGATATAGGTACGATGTCGGCAGTAGCAAAGGACTGAACAGGGAAGTTCTTGATCTGTGTGAAATATGTCACACTTCCATTTGATCTACGTACCACATCTGGAAATGAGAACTCACGTCCTGACGGTGTAGTTATCTTACCTGTACCCAATGCTTCACGTGCCAATTCTTTATGCCATCTTGCTATGCCAGAGTACTTCTTAGTAAACTGTTCATAGTATGAAGCTTCCGCAGGAGTACGTCCAAAGCCACTAGCACCATAGAGAGGGGCGAATGTATGAGACTTCGCATCCTGTCTGGATATGTTTTGACCTGCATCAGATATAACCTTTGCGGTATAACTGTGTACATCAAAGCCAGTAGTCACCTCGTCAATGGCAGTCTTGTCCTGAGATAGAAACGCAGCAACTCGAAATTCTAACTGGGCAAAGTCTGCCTCAATTATTTTGCCGCCATCCCATCGTGACTTGAACACTCGCTTGACTGGGAACGTACCCCCACGAGGCATATTCTGCATGTTAGGATTAGCACCTGACAATCTGCCAGTAGCTGTCCTGTGTTGAAGTAAGCTAACGTGCAGCTTACCATCTTGCTTTACATAATTGTGGATACCTTCCACAAAGCTTGAGAGATATGTGTCAACAGCAGACAACCTACGCACTCGCTGTAGGAATTGCACTGCGTTCTGCATATCACGTTGTCTAGCCACACCTTCAAGGTATACAAGTCTATCCTTGCTTGTGGCGAAACCGTTAGCTGAAATCCATTTTGCAGTTGGGGCATTGAACTTTAAACCCCCCACAGTAGATATATTATCAATATAGTTAAAGCCCATGCTATTACATGAGCTACAATTGTTGGGTCTAGCATATTGTGATCCATCCTTTTTTGTTCTGTATGTCTTGCCAGTACCATTACAGGACTGACATTGCCTTGCCTTTTGTTTATACAACTTCTCTGAGTTGCTGTGCACCGTTGAACGGTAGTTTGCGTCAGGCATGTAAGGATCAAATAGATCTGCCCATACCTTTTTGTCTTTAGGTTTCTTACTGTAGATAACCCAAGACAATTGCTCTGGACTATTTAGATTGATAGGACGATCACCCATCAGTTCACGTACCTGTTCTTCTAGCTCACGTGTCAATGTAACACGCTCCTGTTCAAACTCTTTACGCACATCTTCCAAAGCTTCCAAGTCAACGGCAAACCCACGCTGATAAATACGTGCAAGGTGTACCGCCAATTGATTAGTCAGTTTGATCGTTGCTTCCAGTGAGTTGCAATCCTCGTACTGTATCCGCAAACGCTCATACAATTGCTGTGTAGCATGTAGGTCAGCAGACAGGTAGTCAGATAACTCAGTGTGATCCATGTCACGTACTGACTTACCTGCCTTGAGCCACTCCTTGAGACTGTCCTGTTTCTTAGTGTCAAGGTCATACCTCTCAGCACAAGCCTCAAGGGATAGTGGTTCTTTCTGTCCACGCTGTAGTATGTACTCACCTAGCATGGTGTCAAAGATTGCACCCTCGTAGGTAAACCCTGACTCCCATAGCCACATCAAGTCGTGTGATGCGTTGTGCATAATCAGAAGGGCAGTATCATCCAGTTTCTTCTGGACAATGTACCGCCCCTCTGTGGTAGGCTGTTGCTCTGAGTGATCGAATGTTACAATGTCCTCGTGTCCAAGATCATCTAGCATACCCACCATAACCATCGTATTGTCTGGCTCGAATGGATCAAGGTGTAGCTTGCCATTCCGTTTGGTCACAGTGTTTTCTATGTCGAGTGTTAGTTTCATTTATTCTCCTATAAATCATTAGGATGCCAATCATCCCAATCCTCATCTATTATTTCATCGTTGTTTACGTTATACGCCTCATCAAGTTCTTTGTCAAACTTTTTATTATGTGCATACAAACTTAGTGCATGTTCTGCTTCGTCAATACTAAGTCCTAGTCTCTGTACTAGGCTGTATAATTTTACCTCGTCTATCATTGAACTATGTGTCATGTAGTGTGCCTCCTCTTAGCTTTGCATAGAACGCTCCCTCTGTGCTATTCAAAGAGGTGAATAGGTCTAGCAATTGTTGATATGATATATAAATAATCTGATGTTCGTTTAGGTTTGGTTCAAATTGTCTTAAATAAACAGTGTCATCTTCACCTATCACCATTTCTACATCCTCAAATCTGTCAGTCTCATCTAGTGACGTAACTACTGAGGCGTCTTTTTCAAACTCGACTGTGTACATGTATTAGCCTCCTCTTTTTCTTTTGCACGTTGACGTTCTAAGTCTGTCATGTGCCTAATTTCTTTTGAAATACCTTTACGTTTATCAATAAACCATTCTTTTAATTCACCTACTGACCTACATGATTCTTTCGGGCAGGACGTGTACTTAGTTGTGTCAAAATATTCCTTACACAAATGGCATTTTACTTCTTTATATCTTCTCATGGCTGTCTCCTAGAACATTGGGTTCATCATGCTGAATGTCTCGTACCATGATAGCCCTTCCAATGCTAACCACATACCTACAGGCACACCTAGTATAAACAATACACATACTAGGAACGCCCATCCTAATCCTTTTGTTGTACAGTACTGCTCACTCATCGGTTGTACGCCAGTAATGCTGTCCATGAGTCAGGAAACAACGTACCCATGTCCATACTAATAGAGTTAGCAATTAACCGTGTCTCTTCCTGTGTGTCCTCACTCTGTCTAAGCTTACACATGTCTGACCATGCATCCAGACTACCTGACCAGTACCACTCTGTCATAGTATTCAGTGGCAGTACCATACGTGCTTGCTCTGGTGCTACACCTTGCTCAAGCAATTCTTTGTATGCCTTGTTGCACCACAACTCATGTTTAGCCAGTGTACTAATGGTACGATAGGATATAGAAACCTCACCACTACTACCTTGCTTCTTATCTTTTGCACGTCCTCTCCATGTTGGGGCGTAGTAGTACTCAGGTTGATCGTCTACATACCTACGGCTCACCTCATTCCATCTAAGGAACTTATGTTTGACCAGTTGTCTTGCAACAAACATAGGAGCTTTGACATGAAACGTAGCAAAGCAATGTCCAAAGGGTGACATATGTTTATGCCTTGCAAGATACGATATAAGGATACTGTCTGACACAGTGAGGGTATTGTCTTCATCCCACTCACTTTTCTTGTTGAAGCTGACACGAGCAGAATTTACTACAGTAAGATCACTGCCCATGCTATCTATTAATGTTGCGTCTATCATACTGTGTACCTCGCTGTCTTGTATTCCAATTCACAATGGACAACACCATGCCATCCACTTAGTTTGTTCTTCACAACATTCAAGTGACGTTGTGTGTCCTCTTCCTCTTGACCGTCAACC